GCCTTTACAAGTTTATCCAACTCATTTTACTATGAACTCAACAATAGATCTACCATTGTGAGCAAATAAAACTGAAGTTAATACTTGAAATTGGTGTTGTACCTTGTTGTTCAACCTCATACAGTACGAGATCATCTGACCAGAGAGACTTATCCTCACCGCGTATTAACTTATCCAGCTTACGATCGATATCATCGATCACAGCTTGGCATAAGCCTTCCTCATCATGAGAATAATTCGACCTAATTTGTTCAAAGAAGGGACGGATCTTTTCCTCTTTCTCTTCGAACTCCTCGAAGTAATCAGTAATAGACATCTGATTACGAATTGGTTTAAAATCAAGGGATTTTAAGGCTGTAGATTGATCCATAATCTTATCCACGATCCCGAGTCCACCAAATTCGATAGGATTAATCACGCTCAATTTAAAAGGAGTATGCCCAACTCTAAACAAATCCTCGGTCATACGATCAAGGTTGTTTAAAAGATAATGCATACTAGGTCTATAAACAAATTGCGGATAATTCTCTATCTCCGAGAATCTCTCTGACCAGTTTCTACTAAAGCTCTCAAGAACAGGTTCATCTATTTGCTTAACAGCTTTCTTTAGACTGTTAACGTACCCAAAGTTTACAAATGGTATGCGATTTTGAAACTCATAAAACACTCGAGATCGATCCTTGTTCCAACAAGGTATGACTCTTCGCGTCTCACTGTTAATCTGGACAAAGTCCTGAAGGAAGTATGACTTCCCAGCACTTAGTCGCCAACCAACTTTCTTAATCCATTTACACCATATTTCATATAAACCCCGAGGTACACGAGCAAGTAGATCATCACCATTAATAAGAACCGGAAGGTCTCTTATTAAAAATGAACGATTGTAATATTCCTCATAACTCGCACGAATCATAGCCATGTTAATGGAACAAAGTATCGGAAAGGATAGGGGTGAACCCATCAACTGACCGCGCTTTTGTTCCACAGACTCTAATTCGGGGAAGTTCAAAACCTGAGGTCCAAGAGCCAGTTTTGAAAGGAACGAATGATCCTGCGTTCCAAATATTACATCACGTGCTTTAGTAGTAACATCCATGTGCATCTCGTTAGTAGCGGCCGAGTAATCACCACTGATAAAGAATGATCTTTCTCCTTCAATGTGATTCTCTCCCCGCTTACCCATATCATCAGGTAGCTTCTTATTAAGTACACTAACTAATAAATCATTAGTTAACTTCTCTCCGATTAAGCGGAATTGATCATATTCCCTTAATTTTTCCCACATAGCCTTTTGAAGTGGTTTCAGTATCCCGTATACAGTTGGCTCACCAGCAGTTATAGTTCGAAGCTTTAAAGGCTCACGAATCCCATAAATCTGGGTCTGACATAACTTATCTGAGAAATTCTTCTTAGAATCATTAAGGTATACTTCATACATACGGCGAGAATTCAAAGGTACTCCATAAGCACTCTTCACAAATCCTGGTCGAAACTCATACATGTATAACAAAGTAACAGAATTATCTACTAGTCCCTTAGCATTTTGATCTCTCATCAAGAAACCTAAAATGCCTCCCCTTGTAATCGGGGCACCGTAGCCAGCTCTTTGACTGACCTTAAATTCACGGATAGGGATAGAAAAACCTGTGCGATTAATACCTACTGTTTCAAAGCAGTTAAAAGGTATTTCACACTTAGTAGGGTAACAAAATAATTCCTCACATGTACGTTCTACTTCGTTTAAAGCGTCTTGAGGTGTTACTTTCTCAACAGACATAAAAGATAAATAAGAAGAGATGTTCTGCACAACTTGACTATCGTGCATACTAGGGAACCCCCTCTTTATTCCAAGAAGAAGAGTTTCACCTAGTACATCTCTATATGTCTGATAGCGACTCTTAGACGAAGTGAGTTTCTGAATTAACCATTTACAACTAGGATAATCCATTAAACAACCAGGTTTGCCAAGAAGCTCAGTCACGGGGCTTGAGACTCCTCGTGATAAACCTGACAAATAAACTGTATGAACTTTCACCTGAGATATGACAAGATTTAAAAAGTCGAGAATAGAGAATTTGGCTACAAGATCAAAGAGGTCAAAACAACCTTTGTAACCAAATATTCGAAAGAACTGAATAAGTCCTTTCACAAAGGACTCTCCCCTTTTACAGGCAGAGTTCCAGCGTTCCTCCCAACTATTCCTATCAAACCCAAGTGGTTGAACACGTAATTTCTTTTCTTCCAAACATTTAAGTATAAAACTAGTGGACTTAAGTTCCTCCAAATTTATACTCTTAAATACAGAAGAAAAGAAGATTACGGGAGCATGTTCACATCCTCTACTAAGAGTGATGTGGTCTAAACCGGCTACCAAGGTACGTAGAACTACTCGATTCTTATGAAGTTGATCTAACTCGGAATCAGTAAACATGTGTGTGAATAAAGGAACTGCTGGCTAGTCACAC